TGTCAAAACATGAGCTTTCATGAGCTAGATTCAATTATAACAAGAATAGGTCAAGGTTGCAGAGTTGTATTCTGCGGAGATTTCAGGCAAGCAGACCTAGAAAAAAATGGGTTAAAAGATTTTGTTAGAATTTTAAAATCAATGGATCAATTTGATTTTATTGATTTTGATATAAAAGACATTGTACGAAGCGAATTCGTTAAAAATTACATTATAGCAAAAACAGATTTAGGTCTTTAATGAAAGCAGTCATTAGCAATAGAATTTATTTGGAAACAACTCGAGAGTATAAAGAGCATCTTAGTAAAGAGCTAACTTATAAAATACCTTCTCAGAATCCAAATGACCCGCCTATTGTTATAAAAAATATGGCACGGATTCGAGAGAATCTTGTAACTATACCTATTGGAAGAACGGATTTAATACCAGATGACTATGAAATTGTTGACAAAAGGATTGATATGCCTGTTGATTTTCCTGATTTTAAGTTTGATTTACGAGAATCACAACAGGCCGTCTATGACGAGCTCGATGATAACTGCATCATCAACGCGTGGGTAAGTTGGGGAAAGACTTTTACGGGGTTGGCGATAGCCGGAAAACTTGGACAAAAAACACTTGTTATTGTACATACAGTTCCTCTAAGGAATCAGTGGGCAAAAGAAGTAGAAAAAGTCTATGGAATAAAACCTGGCATCATAGGAAGTGGTAAGTTTGATCTTGATGCTCCTATTGTAATTGGGAATACCCAGAGTTTATACCGCAATATTGAGAAGATTCGTAAAGAATTTGGAACAATTATATTGGATGAAATGCACCATGTAAGTAGTCCAACTTTTTCCAAAGTTATCGACACAAATTATGCTCGCTATAAGATTGGACTATCAGGAACAATTGAAAGAAAAGATGGCAAACATGTAGTCTTTCGTGATTACTTTGGCAGCAAAGTTTTCAAACCCCCGAAAGAAAACTTCATGACGCCAGAAATACACATTGTAAAATCAGAAATACGATTCATGGATGGAGCAAGAATTCCTTGGGCAAATCGGGTAACGAATCTTGCAAACAATGAAGAATACCGACACACAGTTGCACTCCTTGCAGCAACTTATGCGGCCCGAGGCCACAAAGTACTTGTGGTATCGGATCGTGTGCATTTTTTACGAAGCTGCGCCGAACTGGTTGGAGATAATGCAATTTGTGTTACAGGTGAGGTTCCCCATGAACAAAGGGAAGAACTCCTAGACGAGATCAATTATGGAAAAAAGAACATTCTTTTCGGCACTCAAGCAATATTTAGTGAAGGGATTTCAGTCAATTCCCTCTCTGTGCTTATACTCGGTACGCCCATTAATAACGAGCCACTCCTTACCCAGCTTATTGGAAGAGTCATCCGAGAACAAGAAGGAAAACGAACACCCGCAATTATAGATATACATTTAAAAGGGAATACTGCCCGTAAGCAGGCCTCCAACAGAATGGGATTCTATATGAAACAGGGTTGGAAAATTAAACAAATAGGATAGAAAAATAGTTCTTGACATATAAGTTATTTTTTAGTATAATATATGCTTCTTTACGATTGGAAAAAGATATTCACGATAACAAATGGCGAACCATCAGGTATTTTTACAATATTTGAGATGTTAGTCAAGAATAGTATACCCAAAAATAAGTACGATCCCATATATAAATTTTATGAGATAAACTTTGCGGGAGACTCTTTTCTAGTACATCCTGATGTTCTTTTATACAACTCGTTTCGACATTCACGTCGGGATATTGCAATATACTTAGCTTTTGCGAGTATGCGGTCTCTCGGTGAATACTTCGCCTCTGGCGATATTACACTAGATCTATTAGAATTACCTTTAGATCCTTATCAACATTTAGAAAGCGATAGGCTACTTTATATGCAAGATGACAAGTTGCATTTTTTGTATGAAGAAGTCCCACAGGAGAAAACAGAATGGCATTAAGCTTTAACAAATCAAAGGGTTCTGCCCAAAAATCAAGTATTACTACTTATAGCTACCGAGATGGGGATAACTCCATTCGTCTTGTTGGTGATATTCTTGCTCGATACGTCTACTGGATCACGGGCGAGAACGACAAAAATATTCCTTTGGAGTGTTTGTCGTTTGATCGTAATGAAGAGCGGTTTAATAACAAAGAAAAAGATTGGGTTCGTGAATACTACCCCGATCTCAAGTGTGGCTGGAGCTACGTAATGCAATGCATTGATAATGGCGAAGTTAAGATTGTAAATCTGAAGAAGAAGCTGTGGGAGCAAATCCTAACTGCTGCTGAAGATTTAGGCGATCCTACCGATGCAGATACTGGCTGGGACGTTAAGTTCAAGCGAGTTAAGACTGGGCCTCTGCCATACAATGTAGAGTATCAGCTTCAAGTGCTGAAGTGCAAGCCTCGCGCTCTCGATGATAACGAGGTCGAGCTTGTTGCAGGACTGAAGTCTATGGATGACGTTATGCCTCGTCCTACACCTGATGCTCAGAAAGAACTGCTTGATCGTGTACGTCAGGCTGATACAAATGAAATTGATGATGAAGCACTTGATGCGGAGTTTGCCATTTCATGATTCTATTTACGGCAGACTGGCACATTAAGCTAGGTCAAAAAAATGTCCCGCGCGAGTGGGCCATGAATCGCTACACCTCTTTTTTCAAGCAGATTCATTCTCTTGAAAGTCAGTGCAATATGCACATTATTGGTGGTGATCTTTTTGACCGTCTGCCGAACATGGAAGAACTGGAACTTTACTTCTCGTTTATTCGGGAAGTAAAGATTCCAACCATCATCTATGACGGTAACCACGAAGCAACAAAAAAGAATAAAACATTCTTTACACAATTAAAGCAGGTTAGTAGAGATATTAATCCTTTAGTACAGATAGTAGATATTTCGTATATTGATGAAGATATGGGTTTTGGTATTCTACCTTATGCTGACCTTCATCGAAAAGACAGTGTTGAGAAGTTTAATACTTCCCATCCTTTGTTTACTCATGTTCGTGGCGAGATTCCTCCCCATGTCAAGCCAGAGGTGGACTTAGACAGGTTTGAGGACTTTCCGGTCGTTTTTGCAGGCGATCTACACGCCCATAGTAATACTCAGCGAAATATTGTATATCCTGGTAGTCCTATGACTACTTCTTTTCATAGAACTGAAGTAAGTACGGGATATTTACTTATAAATCATAATAATTGGACTTGGATGTGGGAGCCTTTTGAGCTTCCTCAACTTATTCGTAAGACAGTGACTTCTCCCGAGGAGATGCTGCCTACAGACTTTCATCATACAATCTATGAATTAGAAGGCGATATTCAAGATCTGGCGAATGTAAAGAATAGCGAGTTACTAGATAAAAAAGTTGTAAAACGAAGTAGTGAAGCTGCTCTAGTAATGAATAAAGAAATGAGCATTCAAGAAGAGCTAGTAGAATACTTAGCTTATATCTTAGAATTAGAAGATGACAAAATTCAAAATATAGTAGGCACTTTTAATGATTACGCTCAAAACGCTACAATGGGATAACTGTTTCAGTTATGGGTCTGGTAATGTACTAAACCTAGAAGAAAATACTGTAACTCAAATTATCGGTACTAACGGTATGGGCAAATCGTCTATACCGTTAATTATTGAGGAAGCCCTTTTTAATAAAAATTCAAAGGGTATTAAGAAAGCAGACATTCCTAACAGATATGTAAACAATGGGTACAGGATTCATCTTGACTTTACTACAGATGATGATGAGTACTCTGTAACTATTGATAGAAAAACAAGTATAAAAGTATCATTCCTCAAAAACGGAGAAGATATTTCTAGTCATACAGCTACAAACACGTTTAAGTCAATACAGGAAGTTATTGGTATTGACTTTAAAACATTTTCTCAGCTAGTATACCAAAATACAAACGCAAGTTTACAGTTTCTAACCGCGACAGATACTAACCGCAAAAAGTTTCTGATAGATTTGTTGCACCTTGAAGAATATGTAGAGCTGTTTGAACTGTTTAAAAATGCTTCAAAAGACTTGTCTATGGAAATGTCCGGAATTAAGTCAAAGATAGCAACAATAGAAAAATGGTTGTCTGATAATAAATTGAGAGATACTATCATACTGCCGATGCTAGAATTTGAAAATGATACGGAAGAACTTGAGAATGAATTCCGTTCATTAACAAAAGAAATTGAAAATATTTCGGAAAAAAATAAAAAAATCTCACAAAATAATCAGTGCATAACCCTGCTCAAACAAATCAATATTGAAGAAATACAAAATATTGATGTAGACTCAAAAATGTCTTATGATAATTTACAGTCTGAGCTAGGTACTCTCAACGGGGTCGTAACGGGGTCTCGTAAGATGATGCGAAAGCTAGAAGATTTACATGATAAATGTCCAACTTGTGAGCAGCCTGTACAAGAATCTTTTAAGCAAAGCCTAATAACAGAAGAATCTACAAAGGTTTCTTTTGCACAGGAGAAAATGAGTGAAATTACAAAAAGAATTGAAGAAATTAAACGAAACAATGAGCGTTTCGAATATAAAAACAAAATGCAGAGAGAGTGGGAAGATCTTTATCGAAGCGTTAACCGAGATCTCCCAGTGGCCGTCTTGGATAAAGGAATGCTTGAAGAGCGGCTGGCAGGAGTACGAGCTGACTTGGTTTCGATTAAAGAGTCTGTGGCGAAGACAGCGAAGGAAAATGAAAGAAGAACAAGACAAAATACTAGAATCCAAGTAATTCAAGAGCAAACCGAAGAGTTTTTATCAGAACTAGAAACTGCTCAAAAAGAATTAAATGAGATTGATAGTGTATTTTCAAATCTTGAAGTACTTAAAAAAGCATTTAGCACAAACGGCTTAATTGCATATAAAATTGAAAATCTAGTGAAAGAGCTAGAGGAGTTAGTAAACACATATCTGGCTGAACTTTCAGACGGGCGTTTCACTCTTGAATTTGTTGTATCTAATGATAAGCTAAATGTGCAAATTACAGACAATGGAAACATTGTTGATATTCTTGCTCTTTCTAGTGGAGAGTTGGCAAGAGTAAATACCGCTACTCTTATAGCTATTCGTAAGCTAATGAGTAGTATTTCTAAGTCACGAATCAATATTCTTTTCTTAGACGAAGTCATAAACGTACTAGACGAAACAGGTAGAGAGAAGCTAGTAGAAGTATTGCTAGGCGAAGAAAATCTAAATACCTATGTAGTCAGCCACGGTTGGACTCACCCTTTGCTAGAGAAGATTGAAGTCGTAAAGCGAGAGAATGTGAGCGCACTTGAATGAATCGACTAGCAGCACAGCGTAGATTGTGGATGTTACAGAAAGCAAAAGATCAAGAACTAAAGGAGGCACTAAATGAGAGAGCTGAGTCAGAGTATTATAAAAGCCTTGACGAAGAAATACGAAGGACAAGTAGCCGAAGCAGAAGCAAACATAGCGGTATACATGACAAATCCTTCAGGGATAGGAGAACATCCAGAGATTCTTGAAGCAATAGATTCTCAGGTTGCAAAATACGCGGAAGCTCAAGAAAAGCTTCAAGCTATTGGTAATATTATAGATGGTTGATAGTAGAGCAAAAGGAGCAAGAGGAGAGTATTTAGTACGGGATATGTTGCGGGTCGCAACGGGGTTACAGTTTGAAAGGGTTCCTAACTCTGGAGCACTAGAATACCTCAAAGGCGATTTATACGTTCCGAACGAAAAGAATAGATTTTGTATTGAAGTAAAAAACTATTCCGAGTCTCCTCTGAGCGATAAAATATTCACTGCAAGAAAGACTAATAATCTTATTCGCTGGTGGAAAAAAGTACAAATACAAGCAGAAGGTGGAGAGCAAGAGCCGCTATTATTCTTTAAGTATAACCGATCCCCTGTATTTGTAGTTACAAACTTACAGCCGAATAAATGTGATGAATGGATGTATATACAGTTTCTTAACTGTTTTATCCTTCTAGCAGAAAATTGGTTAGAAAATGAAACAGTGGAGTTTTTGAAAAATGGCATTCAATTTTAATGATAAAATTATAAATCCGAGGGATAAAACTACGCTTATAGTAGACTCCTTAAATTTAGCTTTTCGATGGAAACATCAAGGACGTACAGACTTTCGATACGACTACCAACGTACTATAGAATCTCTTGCAAAATCATATAATTGTAAGCATTTAATTATTACAGCGGATTGGGGCTCTTCTAGTTACAGAAAAGAGATTAATCCTGAGTATAAGCAAAATAGAAAAGAAAAGTTCGCAGAGCAGACAGAGCAGGAAAGAATTGCATTTGAAGAATTCTTTGAAGAGTTCGAAGCCTCTTTAGAGGTACTAGAAGAGGCAGGGTACCCCATACTTCGATACAAGGGAGTAGAGGCAGATGACATTGCTGCTCATTTAGTAAAGGAAAAAGATAAGTACGGATTAGAATACATCTGGCTTGTCTCTAGTGATAGAGATTGGGATTTACTTATTCAAGAAAATGTAGGGCGATTCTCTTATGTAACGAGGAAGGAAGTTACGCTTGATAATTGGTCAGATCATTATGAATGCACTCCCGAAGAGTATATTTCACTCAAATGTCTCACGGGGGATAAAGGAGACAATGTGCCAGGAATTGTTGGTATAGGCCCGAAAAGAGCAGTACAACTTATTAAGCAATACGGAGATGCATTGAGTATCTATGATGCAACCCCAATTGATAGTAAATATAAATTTATTCAAGCATTGAATGAAAATGCAGAGCAGATTTTACAAAACTATGAGCTTATGGATTTAATAACTTATTGCGATAACGCAATTGGAGCTGATAATATATCAGATATTGAAGGGAGATTGTTAAGTGTCGTTTAATGTTACAGTAGATTATCGACGAGATAGGTATCTATCAGAGTTTAGTAAAAAAACTTTGCATGATCGCTATCTAATAGATGGGGAAATATCTCCTCAAGATGCCTTTGCACGAGCTGCAAAAGCTTTTGCAAATGATGAAAATCACGCACAAAGATTATATGATTATGCTAGCAAACTTTGGTTTATGTTTAGTACCCCCGTTCTTTCAAATGGTGGAACTAGTCGTGGACTACCAATTAGTTGCTTTCTTAATTATGTAGATGATAGTAGAGAAGGGCTTACAAGTCATTATACTGAAAATGCTTTTTTAAGTAGTGTTGGCGGTGGAGTTGGCGGTTGTTGGAACGGTGTTAGGAGCGTAGGCTCGAAAACAAGCAGCGGTTCTGAAAGTACTGGTGTTATTCCTTTTCTAAAAGTAGTGGATGCAGAAATGTTAGCATTTAGCCAAGGCGTTACACGTCGTGGAAGCTATGCTGCTTATCTGGATATTTCACACCCAGAGGTAGAAGAGTTTTTAGATGTTCGTAAACCTACGGGTGGAGATGTTAATAGAAAATCTACAAACTTGCATCATGGAATAATTATTCCCGACGCTTTTATGGAACTTATAGAAGGGGCTACGAGGGAGGAAGGGTTTGATGACTCCTGGGACTTGGTAGATCCTCATTCTGGTAGAATTACAAAGACTGTGTCTGCAAAAACTTTATGGGTAAAACTCATTCAGAATCGAGTAGAAACTGGCGAGCCCTACATTATGTTTAAAGACACAGTGCAAGATGCACTACCACAATGTCAAAAAGACAAAGGGTTACAAGTTCATCACTCTAACCTTTGTAGTGAGATTACTCTTGTTACAGATGAAGAAAGAACAGCAGTATGTTGCCTTTCAAGCGTAAATTTAGAAGAATTCGATGAGTGGCAGCACCACCCCGATTTTATCCCAGATCTAGTTGCAATGCTAGATAATGTACTTACTTATTTTATTGAAAATGCCCCTCGTGAACTGTGGAGAGCAGCTTATAGTGCAATGCAAGAAAGAAGTATTGGTCTTGGAGCAATGGGGTTTCACGCGTATCTTCAACGACACCACTTACCGTTTGAAGGTGTAATGGCAAAAAGCGCGAACATGAGGATGTTTCGGCACATAAAAACGGAGGCGTTAAATGCGAGTCGTAAATTGGCTGAAGAAAGGGGCGACGCTCCTGACGCAGAAGGCTATGGCATTCGTAATGTTCATCTTCTTGCTGTTGCTCCCAATGCTAGTAGTTCTATTATTTGCGGTAACACTAGTCCCAGTATTGAGCCTTATAGGGCTAATGCATTTACACAGAAGACTAAGTCAGGCTCGAGCTTACAAAAAAATGAGTACCTAGAGCATATTCTTCAAGAGATAGGAGAGGATACGGATGAAGTATGGAAAAGTATTATTACAAACAATGGTTCAATACAGCATCTTGACTTTTTGGATGATTGGACAAAAGAAGTCTTTAAAACCGCAGTTGAAATTGACCAAAGATGGATTATTGATTTTGCAGCCGATAGACAAGAACATATCTGCCAAAGTCAGTCTTTAAATATATTTTTTCCTGCAAATGTATCAAAACAAGAATTGCATGCTATTCATATAATGGCGTGGAAAAAGAAAGTAAAAACGTTATACTACTTACGAAGCGAAGCGTATAAGCGAGCTGAAAATGTGTCTGACGAGGCTCTTCGACAGTATATTTTTGAAAGCATTGACGAAGAGGGGTGTCTTGCCTGTGAAGGATAAAGTAATTATCTATGGAACAGATGAATGTAAATTTTGTCACTTAGCAAAAAAGTTATCAGAGTCTAAAGGAATGGAGACAGAGTATATAGACATAGTAACAGATATAATAGGTTTTAATAAATTATTTCCAAACTGTAAAACAGTTCCTCAAATTATTATAGGAGGTGTTCATATAGGAGGTTATAGCAGTCTCAAAGCATACTTTGAGAATGGAGCAAAAACAGTATGAATTTATTGACAGAAAGAGAGTACTATAAGCCTTTTATCTACCCTTGGGCTTATGAGCATTATAAAACTCAACAGCATATGCACTGGCTTCCTGACGAAGTTAATCTTGCTGATGATTTAAGAGATTATCGAGATAAGTTGACTCCCGAAAATCGTAGACTTATAAATCAAATTTTTAGATTCTTTACTCAAGCAGATGTAGATGTATGTTGTGGATATGCAAAACATTATCTACCTACATTTAAGCAGCCTGAAGTAAGAATGATGCTAGTTGCTTTTGCAGCAATGGAAGCCGTGCATCAAGAAGCTTATTCATTATTACTAGAAACTCTTGGCTTTGGGGACGATGAGTACCAAAAGTTTTTTGAGCATAAGGAAATGATGGATAAACATGAGTATCTCTCCCACTTTGGAATGGATACTCCAATGAACATTGCAAAAACTATGGCAATTTACTCTGGATTTACAGAAGGAGTACAATTATTTAGTAGTTTTGCAATTCTACTAAACTTTCCAAGACATAACTTGATGAAAGGTATGGGACAAATTGTAACATGGAGTATTCGTGATGAAACTCTTCATGTTGAGGGCATGAGCCAGTTGTTCCGAACTTTTATTCAAGAAAATCCTGGACTATGGAATGATGATCTAAAGTATGAAATATACTGTGCTGCAGAGCGAACAGTAGAACTCGAAGATGCCTTTATTGATCTCTGTTTTGAGGGTGCGGAAGTACCCGACTTAGCAGCAGAAGAAGTAAAAGAGTATATTCGATATATTGCAGATCGTAGACTTCTTGGTTTAGGGATGAAAAAAATCTTTGGAAGTGAGGAAAACCCTTTACCTTGGCTAGATTATATGCTAAACGGGGTAGAGCACACTAACTTTTTTGAAAACAGAGCCACTGAGTACTCTCGCGCAAGTACTACAGGTAACTGGCAAGATATATTTAAATAGGATTCTATTATGGCAAATGAAAGTATTAAACTCGACCTTAGTTTGGATGAGATTAACATGGTCCTTGGCGGACTAGGAGAACTTCCCGCAAAAGCAAGTATGGGACTTATTCAAAAGGTTCAGCAGCAGGCAGGGCCCCAGGTAACTCCTGAGCCGGAAGTTGAAGAAGCTGAAGAAGTATAAAACTAAAGGGGCTGCAAGGCCCCTTTTTAATACCTTATATAATTTGCGCCGGGGTAATTAACTAATCCAGCAGTATCAGGACGATACTCTTCTGGCCAAGGCACTTCCAGCATAGGAATACTAGTTTCGTGCATTCTTCCCGCTGATTCTAGTTCATCATACTTATCTGTAAGAGCCGTAAGCCAGGCTAGCCAACCTATAGTACCGTCAGCTCCTTCGTCTAGTACCGCTTGCACTACACCATCAATTCTTGTATCATAAACATACGTAGGATACCTGTCATCGTAATGCACTAAAGATAAGCTTCCATTAACATGGGCATCTTTAAACTCTAAATATTTATACGTATCCTCGCCCACTTTTAAACTTGTATCAAAATAGCTTAAATTTGCAGCCGCTTTAGAAAACCAAGTAAGCCTTAGATGAGTTTCCCAAGTATCAATATAACGATAAACATGATTTGCCCAGCGACAATGAACAGCACTAAGTGCGACTTCGGTTTCAGTAGTTTTTGGAATATTTTTTCCAGCAAGAGATGAGGTCCACCAGCTTGGAGTCATTTTAAAACACCTATTTCCAGCTCCTAGTATAGTATCTGGATTAAGTATATCTTTTACACCAAACAACGGGTCTGAATGAGTAGCTTTATGCGTTAAATAATGAGAGTATCCCCTTTCTTTAAATATGCCATATTGATTTACTAAAGCTATTGCGTCCGGAGGATTTGACATCTCGGCAATTTGTTTATAGGTCCAAACTCCGTGCGGGGTTATAAAATCATCTCCATCTATAAGCACAGCATAATCATTACTAGACTGCTTAAAAATATCTAAGAAACAATTTTTACCTGTAGAAGCAGTACCATCACTTTCCGTAATGTAATACTCAATATTTTCTTCTTGACACCAAGCTTCTGCTTCTACTAGATACTCAGAATCCCTAGTATTAAATACAATAACTAAATCTTCCTTAGGAACATATCGAATGTGACGTTTAGTTGCAGGTATGCTTTTACAACAAAGTGCGTAGAACTTTACGTTACTCATATCAGCTCCTTAATCTAAAGGTCGAATTGGCCAAATAATTGTATCTGGGAACCCTTCTTGTTGAGGAAGGTCTCGAAGAGCTTGTCGATAAGTTCTCATTTCATCTGACATTCCTCTATCTGCAATACCCCAGTTATCTGTTGCGCTTAAAAGAGCGGTTCTTTTCTCTCTTAGTATTTGGGTGATTTCTTCCACACTCAAAGACTCTACAACTTTAGAGTGGTATACTGTAGTCTCATCCTCCGTTACAACATCTACTAACTTTTGTGTGCTTACGTCATAACTAGGAGCATCGGCATACACATGGTCTTTAATAGATCCTTGTATAAATAACTCTTCAGAGACCTCTATCTGAGACTTAGCCTCTATAAAATCCCAAAATTGAGTAGCATGCCATACTCTATCCTCTGCTATTTCTGCAAGGCCTTCTGCAGTGTATGTAGGAGGGAGTCCTTCCATGTAGTAGTAAGGTTCGCAGCCCTCTTTTGTATACTCTATTTGTAGTCTTTCGTTTAGAGGGCTAATTTCAACTATTTTATAATTAATCATTTTCGTATTCCTTATCTAAATCTTATATAGGGGGTTGAGAGTGCACTTCCCCCTTGAGCACTTTTAAAAGCAGTGTGAACAGATCTAACACTATCATTATCTACAGGGTGACTACCGGTCACACCGTACCAAGAGCTTCCGATCTTTCCGGTAAACGTCCAAGCATATACAGTATTTGTAGGCTGATAGCTAGTCCCTAAGCCCCCCACTTGACCGAAATGGCTCGCTGCAGACCTTGTAAAAGTATGAGCAACGTATCCTGGCGATTGATATTGAAAGTCTCCGGCAAATTTTACATCCATATAAGTCCAGCCACTATTCGAACTCGAAGTTGAGAAAATCTCTAGATGCACATCGTGCTCATCGTAAGTACTGCCTCCACCATGATTCTCCCCAACATCGTGAGTACAGATAGCTACTAGACTATTTCCAATTAATCCACTATATCTACTAATGCTTCCGAATGCCGCAGTATTAACACCCGCTTCTGCATGGTAAAATCCAGAATAATTAGCAAGACTCCAACCGTATCTATTGGGGGCATTGACTGATGCAGTTGAAATACCCACACCTATAGACGCAGTTCTTCCACTGTTTCCATAAAAATTAGAAAGAGAAACGGGATTTCCTGCCGATATTACTGCAGGTGCCGACCCATAAAATGGATCAGTATTTGAGCGTGTAAAAGTTGCAAAAGAAGCCGTTGGCAAAGAGAACTCTGTTTTTATTTGGTTCGCAGTTATTGCACCACTAGTAGGTAAAGCCATTAGTTATTATTCCGGGTCTTCTGCAGGAGCGGTAATTGTTCCTACTGCTATTTTATGAGAAACACCCAAGCCTACTTCTTCGATACGGGCATCTGTAGCGCTTTCATCATAGTTTCCCTCATCATCGTAACAAACATTTACATAACGCTCATGAGTTATTGTACCATCAGTAAATCTTACCTGAATATCATTACAATTAGAAACGGAATCAATTGTTTGTCCTTCATTATCAGGGTCGGGCATACTAGCAGTCCGAGTTCCAGTAAAATTTTCCAGCTTTTCCCATGTTATTGGCATATTATTTCTCCTTTAATTGTGTTTTTAGGTCGTCGACCTCTTGTTTAAGTTCTTTGATTGCTTCAATCATAAGTGCAACCATGTTCCCGTAGGCAACCGCTTTGTTTCCATCTTTGCCACTGACTACTTCTGGGAGTATCTTTTCAACTTCTTGAGCAACTACACCAGCTTGTCTTAATACATCTGGAGCTTCAGAATCTTCTAAATCTTTTACGTAATCCGTTCTCTCATAGGTATAACCATTAATAGAGCAAACCTTTTCAAGGGCGTTTGGTATTTTTACAAGATTAGTTTTAACGGCAATGTCGGAGTAAGCTGTAACGTTTCCAGACGTCCATATGCCACTACCAATTGCGGCTGTAAGCACTCCGTTGGTTCTATGTTGAAGCTGGTGGGATAAACCTGCGATTGATTGGTTTGTTCCAGTACCTATGTTAGTGTGAGTGTAAGTAAGACCATACATATTGCCGTATGAAGTACCAGAATCGTTTGTCTTATAGGCTGTTCCCATAGACCATACGTGTTGATAACGAGTTGCTGAATAAAGACCAAATAATCCTCTGCCGTAATTGTTAGCAACTAAGGCTAACTGGGTACCCATTGTAATGGTTCCAGTAAATGTATCCGCAGCATCAGAGCGCAGAAGTGAAGCACCTTGTATTCCATCGACAGTATCAGCATCAAGTCCAGAGCCAGAGCCATCGTTGCCATCAGTCCATATTTTTTGCCAAGCATAGCCAGACCCTCCATTTGCCCACCAACCTCTTAGGTAGGTGTATGAAGGATTACCGGCAGACATAACCAGTTGCATTCCGTGGTGATATGTAGTACTTGCCGAATAATGTAAGGCTTGGAATCCATTAAAGTGAGTCCCACTTGGGGGCCTACCCGTAGGACTACCCCAAGTATCTATAAAACCAGAACCTCTATTAAAAAGGTCATTCATATTATAAGCGCCGTGAGAATTTACACCAGTATGGTAGTATGTATTACTGCTGTAATCCCTTCTATCGTAAGTATCCTTTGATAAACCCATCAGCACTTTAAAGTCTGATTTTCCTAAATATCTTATATAGCCATCGTAGGAACAATAAATTCTTGATACATCATTAGCAATTCCAGAGTCGCCTGAAACAGTATTAATCCAACCGAAGTTACAATATCCATTTTCTTGTGTTCTTACAACTACGTTCGCTTGATTGTTGGTTGTAGAAGAATTTAATTGCAAACCATCAAGAGTATCAGCATCAAGACCAGAGCCTGAACCATCATTACCAGACGTCCAAAGAGTTTGCCATCCAGCCCATGCGGTATTTGATGTCGATTGACGAACACCAATAGCGCCGTTACCAAAAGACATTTGCCAGCTCGGATAAGATGAGGAGTGCTGAGACCAGCCCTGTATTGTCTGAACGTGTCGCCAGCTTCCCGAACCAGGGGGGCTGTTAAGTTGTGCCGATTGTGCAAATTTCCAATGTGCAGCCTTTAAGAATGAATTTGGATATACATAAACATCATCTTGCCGCAACATACCGTGGCCCGCGTTCAGCGTTATGAGACCAGTTGCAGTATCTGCTGCATCGCTTCTTAAGAATGAGGCTCCTTGTATTCCATCAACAGTATCAGCATCAAGTCCAGAACCTGAGCCGTCGTTGCCTGCGTGCCAAGCAATATTGTTAGTACCTGTTCCATTCTTTATATACAGACTATTATTAATATAGACGTGGGCTCCACTACTACTAGATCCGCCGCCTCCAATAGTCATAAGTAATGCTTCACCTGAGTCGCCATTTCCATCATTATTTGCGTCAGTGGTCGGTGAATTGTTATAGAATCGTATTCCTGAATAAGCAGCACCAAGCCGTATACCAGTGTGGTACCCAATAATTAAATCACTATAATTAGGACTACTCCATGCGCCGTTTGCATAATCAATACCCATTGAGTAGTGATTAGAACCAAATGTTGCCCCGCCCGCTCCACTAAAAAATGTTTGTTTCCATCCTGATCCTGATGACCACGATGCATCACTTCTTGCAAGGTTACTAGCTTGTAAACCGTCTACTGTATCAGCATCAAGTCCAGAACCAGATCCATCGTTTGTAGCACCCCAAAGAGTTCCTTGAACAGTAGTAGACAGAGACCCTCCAGTAGTAAGCACAGCTCTTTGATTAGTATTACAAATAAATGATAATTGATGATTGGTATATGTACCGACGTGCCCCATGGCACCGCCCTGCCAACTATCATGTGCGTATATGCCCATTTGTACATTTGCTGTCTTTACATTAACTCTTGCGTGGCCGCTACCATGAATATTTAATTGCCTATTCCATCCATCATAGTTAGTGTTCGCCTCTCCAATC